ATGGCAGCGAAAAAGCCGAGACCGAGACGGCAGTACGGCACCGGCAGCGTCTCCCAGCGAGCAGACGGGAAGTGGGTCGGCCGCTTCGACGCGGGGTACACGCGCACCGGCAACCGCCGCCGCAAGACCGTCGTCGCCACCACCGAGGCCGAGTGCAAGCGGCGACTCAAGAAGGCGATCCAGGCCCACGAAGACGGCACCGGGGACCTCGACACCCGCACCACCGTCAAGGCATGGTGCGACGAGTGGCTCCCCCGCGAGCAGAAGAACCTCCGCCCCGCGTCCTTCACCGCGACCCGCTCCGCCGTCACGCAGTGGATCGTCCCCGCGATCGGACACCGGAAGTTCTCCGAGCTCACTGCCGCCGACGTGCGCAAGATCCACAAGGCGATGCGCGACGCGGGCCGCGCACCCTCAAGCATCACCCGCACCCACGCCGTCACGATGAAGCTGCTTAAGGACGCCCGCCGCGAAGGGCACCCCGTGACCGCGGCCGCCACCGACGTGCCGCCACCGTCCGCCGGGCTCACCGACCGGGCCGCGATCCCCGTCGAGGACGCCCTCAAGATCCTCGGCTGGGCCACCGAACACCGCGGCGACAAGACCCGCTGGGCCGCCGCGCTCCTGCAGGGCATGCGACAGGCCGAGTGCCTGGGCCTCACGTGGGCCGCGGTGGACCTCGAAGCGGGCACGGCTGACATTTCTTGGCAGCGGATGCCGCTCACGTGGCAGCACGGATGCGGCGATGATCCGTGCCGGAAGAAGCGCGGCGCGGACTGCCATGCCCGGCACTTCATCTACCCCGACGACTACGAAGTCGTCCACATGCACGATCGCGTGCACTGGGCTCGCCCGAAGTCCACCGCCGGCCACCGCATCATCCCGCTGGTGCCATGGATGGTCGGGGCGCTCGAGGAGTGGCGGAAGGTCGCGCCATCATCCCCGCACGATCTGGTGTGGCCGCGCCCGGACGGCCTGTCGCGCGACGCGGCGGAAGACCTTGCGGACTGGAAGATGATCGTCGCGGCATCGGACGTGGCTCACCCTGCCGGACGCCCGTACGTGCTGCACGAGGCCCGCCACACCACCGCCACGCTCCTGCACGAGGCGGGCATCGACTCCGAGGTGATCCGCATGATCGTCGGCCACTCCTCCATGGCATCAACTCGCGGCTACCTCCACCTGAGCGACAAGCGCGCACGGCAGGCGCTCGAGCAGATCGCGATCCAGCTGCAGCTCACCGCCTGACCCCGCAGTAAAGCCCCCGAAGTCAGAAACTAACTGGTTTCGGGGGCTTTTCATCATGCCATGAGCGTGGATCGGTACCCGTGGATCACGTCGGTGAGGACGCCAAGTGCCCTGGCTATCGCGCCGGCCGCGTGATGCTCCCGTTCGGCCTCTGCATACTCGGCGGCATCGATGAGCATCGCGCCCGCGAACCGCCACGCTCGGCGCTCTGCCGCTAGGTCGGAGCACCAGTCAGCGTTCCACCAGTGCCCGAGCTCGTGCGCGATCACGGACACGGTGCGCCGCTCCGTCATCCCGTAGCGGACAGAGATGATCTGCACGCCCTCGTGCCAACGCGCCTCATTCGGGAGGTCCGATACCCAGACGATCGCGATGCCCTGGCTCTCGGCATAGTCACACAGGCTCGTCGTCGTCGGACGTGTCCTCGGGGTCCACAGCCGCGAACGGCTCGCGGGATAGATCGACCTGCTCTGCACGCCTGTATAACTCCTCCCGCTCGTCATGAGAGACATTGCCGCGCAGGACTGACAGACGAGCGTTCGGAGCCGACGATGGTCGCGACAGGCTGTCAACGCGGGCCAGCAGCGCGGTCCGCTCCTCCTCCAGCTGTTGGATCCGCTTCTGCTGTTCCCTGTAGCGCCCCGCCAGCTCAGTGATGAGGTCAGCAGTGGACTGCTCGTAGATCGGGCGCTCAGCAATCCACGCGGCGTGCGACGCCTCCATATCCTCGTCACTCGGGGGTAGAGCGTCGCGCATGGGGTCCGCTGTGAAGTCCATGAAGCTCGGCACCCGGCCGCCCTCAGGATCGATGTCTTCGTAGAGCTCGGCGTCGCCCGAGAGGAGCTTGGCCGCGAACCCCTCGGGCCACCTGAGGCCCCGGTCGATCTTGCGGAGCGTTGCGCCGTTGGGCTTCTTACCGTTGCCGTTCTCGAGGCCGCGGATGGTGACGTCGCTGGGGCCGCCGCGGGTGGCGATCTCGTCTTGAGTCAGGTTGGTGATGTCTCGGTATAGGCGGATCGCTCTGCCGAGGCGCTCTAGGTCTGGTCCGGTTGTCATGGCTCTATCCTCCCCAACACTTTTGGCAAACATCGAAGTGGTTGGGCAAACATGCCACCCAGGGGGTGACCTGCACAAGTGCTCACACGGATGTAGTTCAGCTGGTCACCCGAGTTTTCCGACACTCCGGGGGCTTGCGCCTGGGATGTTTGCCCTCTAGTCTCTCTGTCATGGCAACGAACCGAGCACTCCGGGAGCGCTACGAGGCAAAGCGGCCCGAGCGAACCGAACCTCACATCCCCCTCTCCGCCCTCCGCGCCGCCCTCGGGCTCACCGTCGAGACCGTCCTCGACCGCGTCGAGGAAGAGACCGGCAAGCGCCCGTCCCGCGGCACCATCTCCGCGATCGAGAACGGGCACCGCGGCGCATCTGTCCAGATGCTCGCCGCCCTCGAGATCGCCTACGGACTTCCCGAGGGGTCGATCACCACCAACTACACCCCCCGCTCCTACAGCGACGCCGCCTGAGCGGCACACCCCCAGCAGCATCCAAGCCCGTAGCTTCCTGCGGCCCCCGCCACCGGCGGGTGATCTCGAAGGAGAACGTTATGTCCCTATCCGAGGCTCAGGCGATCGTCGCCGCCGCGCTTCCCCACCTCAAGCGCCGCCCCCTCCGGGCCGCCGCGATCACCTATCTGAACTGGTGGAACGGCAGCTCAGAGAAGCTCCCCCACTCCGACCCCACAGGAGAGCGAGCCGTACGCCGGATCATCGGCTACTTCGACACCGACACCACCACCGCATGAATCGACCCCCGCCGACTGCCATCGGACGGGGGTCACAGAGCATCCGCTCCAACAACACACACCAGGAAGGCTATCCCATGGACCTCGTCCAGATCCCGTTTCACAACCAGCACATCACCGCCGCGCTCGTCGACGAAAAGCCACACGTCGCCCTCCGTCCGCTCTGCGAGTCCATCGGCCTCGACTATTCGGGGCAACGTCAGCGACTCGAGCGCACCTCCTGGGCAACCGTGGGCGTCATACCCACGGTTGGTGCGGATGGGCGGTCCCGCGACATGGTGATGATCGACCGCCGCACCTTCACGATGTGGCTCGCCACGATCGACACCAGCCGACTCAAGAGCGAGCAGACGCGCCACCTCGTCGAGGAATATCAGCGTGAAGCTGCCGACGCGCTCGACGCCTACTTCAACAACGGCGGCGCTATCAACCCTCGCGCGACCGAGCATCAGATCAATTCCCTGATCTACCAGTCCCGCGCCCAGCTTGAACTCTGCCAGGCCGCGAAGGGCCTCATCCACCCTGACCACCTCGAAGCGAAGGCCCGCGTCGTCCTCGCCCGCGGCCTCGGCGAGCATGCCCAGCTCGACCCGTCCCGCGCGCCGCTCTACACGCAGGACTATCTCAAGCAGCGCGGCATCACCGGCAAGGCACTCTCCTCCATGTCTGGAGTCTTCGGAAAGCGCGTCAAAGCTGAGTACGTCAAGAAGTACGGCACCGAGCCCGAGAAGTACCCGCTCAACGTCAAGAACGGACAGACCCGCAACGTGCTCGCCTACACCGAAGCTGACCGCGCGCTGATGGACCAGGTCTGGGAAGCGCACTACGGAGAGACCGACTCATCCGTCCCCATGCTCGACGTCGCCTGAGGAGCCCCGATGACTGACGACAAGGTCGCGTTCTCCTACGACGAGAACGGCAACATCTCCGGCACGTTGAACATCTCCGAGATTCAGCGCTACCAGCGCGAGGTCGCGAAGACGGTGGTCCTAAGCATCGGTGCCGAGGACTACATGAGCCAGATCCTCGCGCTCGGGCGCGGGCGAGACGAGATCGAGAAGTACATGGCGCTCGTCGGTGCCGTCTCGGACCTCGCCGACATCGTGGACAGCATGCTCGACCTGCTCGAAGCGCTAGGCGTCGAGAGCCGCACCAAGCTCCAAGAGATCTACACCGACTGACCCCCACCCGTCTCGGCCCTCGCCTCCATCCCGGAGGCGGGGGCCTTTCTCATGCCCAGGAGGCACCCGTGAGAACCCTGCCCGAGTCCACCACGTCGCTCGCCCGCGACATCGCCAACAGCGCCTACGAGGACGTCATCGGCGCCCGCCCTGCCCGCCACCGGAAGGAGAACACCCGTGGCTGACCCGATCGCGATCCAACTGAAGGACGCCCCCGAGTACGTCCCGTTCAGCGAGGACTACCTACGGAAGGCCGTGAAGCGAACCCAGGGGAACGTCCTCCGCGCCCGCTTCGCGGCCCGCAAGTACGTCGTGACCCTCACGGACCTCGCTGACTGGGTCCAGAAGGAAGGGGAAGAGGCATGACCGAGCAGAGGCCGATCCCGCTCCCGTCTCCGCGGACCCCGGTGTCTGGGCTGGCTAAGCATGACGCGGAGATGCGCCGCCGCATCATGGCGGACCTCCTCCCCCACTCGCACGGCGCGATCACGACGACGGAGGAGCTGCTCGAGGTCGCGGCCTGGGTCGAGCACGGCGACGAGGGGGACGAATGAGCATCTTCATCGCCACTCTGGACGCGCTCTCGAATGTGGCCGGCCTGGCCGTGGTGCTCGGCGCTACCGGGTTCTGCACCGTCATCCTCCCGAGTGCTTGGGGGCGGGATGGCTGACGACATGCTCTCCGCGCTGATGGACGCGATCGATCGCCGCGCCGCCGAGGACACCACATCTCTCGATGAGGCACGACAGGCCCGGTCCGCCCGCACACCCGACATGAACAACCCGCTTGCCCCCGTCTACCAACGCCCCCAACGGCGCACCATGCGCCCGTACCGGGACCCGGTCGGTGAGCAGGCGGTTGGCAACATCCGCAAGAAGGAGAAGAGGCAATGAACGACCTGTTCAACATCGCTATGGCCTGGATTCAGGATCAGGGCCTGCCCGAACCGGAGGGACTCAAGTTGATCGATGCCGGGGCGCTGCACCGGATCGAGCTGAACTACCTCCGCCCCGTGGAGGCCCTGCCGGACCTCGGCTGGGTGCCGTCTCAGCATGGTCCGCATGCTTTTGCGGAGCTGGCGGTCGGTGACGTGCAGGTGTCTGTGTACGCGGAGCGGGTGGCGGCATGACGCTCACCCCCGCCCAGATCGACCAGCTTCTCAAGCCGGTCAACGCGACCCGCGTCCGCCAGCGGGACGGGAACTCCTACATGGAGGCCCACGACATCAAGGCCCACCTGACCCGCGTGTTCGGGTTCGGGAACTACGACTCCGAGGTGTTCCAGCTCGACCTGATGTACGAGCGGCCCGGCAAGTCCCGCTCCGGCGCGGACGCCGTGTCCGTCGGCTACCGGGCCGGGGTCCGCCTCACCATCCGAACCCCCGACGGGGCGTCGCTGGCGACGTTCACCGAGTACGCCGCCGCCGGGGCCACGAACTACCCGGTGAACAAGCTCGCCGACGCGCACGACATGGCGATGAAGTCCGCCGCGTCGTACGCGCTCAAGCGGTGCGCGATCCACCTCGGGGACCAGTTCGGGCTGTCGCTCTACAACAACGGGTCCACGGGCACGTTCGTCGGCGGGACGCTAGTCGGCGCGGAGAAGCCTGCCGCGCCGGACGACGTCGCGGTGACGGACGAGAAGGAGCCGACCCCGAACCCGGTCACGCCGGAGGAGCCCGCCGTCACGACGCCGGCGGACGTGGCACGGCAGGAGCTCCGGGCCGTGCTCGAGCGGGCGAATATCGCCCCGTCGTGGGCGGGTGAGCAGTTCCAGGCCCGGACCGGCACGGACCTGAACACCACCACGGATGCCGCGGCTATCCGTGAACTGACCGGAACCATCCAGAAGAAGATCGAGGAGAAGAACCATGCTGCTGCGTGACATCAACCTGCGGTACGCCGCGCTCAAGCTGATCCGTGACGCTGTCGAGGATGCGATGAAGGCGGAGAAGGCCGAGCATCTCGAGGCGCTCGAGGCGTCGGCGGAGGACTCGGGCGCGAAGTCGTGGAACGTGACCTTGGGCGGGGAGAAGGTCGCTGCGGTGACTCTGGCCCAGCGGTCGGGGGGCCCGAAGATCCTCGACGAGGGCGCGCTCGCTGACCACATCGAGCACGACCATCCCGAGATGGTGGAGACGGTCAAGCGGCTCAAGCCGTGGGCGGCGAAGGAGATCCTCGCGTCGATCGTCGACGCGGACGACTCTGGCGGCATCACGTCGGACGGCGAGATCCTGCCGGGCATCGTGATCACCGAGCCGGGCGCCCCGTACCAGTCGCTCCGCTGGGATGCCAAGAGCGAGGGCAAGGACGTGGTCGCGGACGCGATCCGTTCGGGTGAGCTGCGGGACCTCCTCGCGGACACGGGCCTGCCGATGCTCGAGCAACGATGAGCACGACGGACATCGTCCTGGAGCTGTCTCGGATCGGCAGGGAGCTGGATGCCCTGTCGACCGAGATCGCTCGCCTGGACGCCGCGTGCGTGGTCGCGTGGTCCGAGCACCGGAAGTCGTACGCCCGCGCGTACATCGGCGGCACCGGTTCGATCGAGGACCGCAAGCAGGCCGCGGTGCTCGAGGTGGAGGAGCTGCGGGTCGCGGCGGAGGCCGCGGACCAGGTCCATCGTGCCGCGCGTGAGCGGATCCGCGTTCTGCGGGACCGGCTTGAGATCGGCCGTTCGATCAGCGCGGCGCGCCGTTCCGAGTTCGCCGCCGAACCGGTAGGCCAGACGTGAGCCTCAAGAGCGCCGCCCACTACCGGAATCAACGCGACCGGGTGTGGGCACGCGACAAGGGACGCTGCGTCGTCTGCGGTGGGCCCGGCACCCAGGTCCACCACCGCCGCGGCCGAGGCGGGCCCGACCCGCACTCGATGGAGAACCTGCTCCTCGTAGACGACGAATGTCACCGCCGGATCCACGGCAACCCCGCCTGGTCCTACGAGAACGGGTACATGGTCCGCCGGCACGGGGTCATCCCCCCGGACCGGGTGCCCGTCCTCATCAACACCTTGCCCGTCTGGCTCACGCCGGACGGGCTTTCTCATCCTCAGAAGGAGACCGCATGACCCAGCCGCACGCCGTGGCCGTGTACACGCAACCGAACTGCCAGCAGTGCATCGCCACGAAGCGCCGCCTCGACAAGAACGGCACCGCCTACACCCTCGTCGACATCACCGAGGACCCGGGCGCGTACGACTACGTGATCGGCCTCGGGCACAAGCAGGCCCCGATCGTCGTCACAGACGCGGGGGTTCATTGGTCCGGCTACCGCATGGACCTCATCGACGCACTCAAGGAGACCGCCTGATGGCCACGTTCCGCACGCGCAACGGCCAACCCGTCAAGTACGCGTACGAGTACCAGATCACCCGCAGTGACCACCCGAAGGTCCCCGTCGGCAGGCTGCTCTACGACCACGGTCGCGAGCTCCTCAAGACGTGGAACTTCTTCGAGGAGGAGACCGGGAAGGTGCTCTCCCTCGTCGGCCCCCGGTCCCGCCGCATCTGCTCGACGTGCGCCGCCGACTACCGCGTGTTCGCGCCGCACGGCCACCCCGGAGAGCACTCCGAGGACGTGCAGCGCCTGACCTTCCCCCACCCCGACGCCACCCCCACCACCAAGGAGTCCTGACCCATGGCTGACGCAACGATCATCATCGACGGCGGCATCGTCGCTGACCCCCGCTGGAACAACCCCGGACAGAACCGGGTCGGGAACCTCACCGTCCGCGCCGGACGGTCCCGGAAGAACGACCAGGGCGGCTACGACCAGCTCTCCTCGACCCCGTTCGACGTCGCGTGCTGGAACGAGGTGCACGACCTCCTCGCCGCGCAGATGCCGGAGAAGGGGTCGCAGGTGCGGATCACCGGGACCGTGACCGGGGTGCGGACGTATCAGGACCAGCAGGGGCAGACGCAGGCGTCGGTGGAGGTGCGGGCGGAGGGCGTGAAGGTGTTCCCGAAGCGCCAGCAGTCCGGCGGCTACGGCCAGCAGCCCCAGCAGTCGCAGGGGTACGGCCAGCAGGCACCCCAGCAGGGCTACGCCGCGCCGCAGGGTGGCGGGTTCGAGGATCAGCCACCCTTCTGAAAGCGCTCTCTCGCATGACCGAGGCCTCGCCATCTGGCGGGGCCTTTCTGTTGCCCCGGTGACGCCGACCTTGGACGGCTCAGCGCTCAGCCCGCCACCGGGGCACTCCACCACCTGAAAGGAACACCCCATGTCATTCGTACCCCTGTCCAAGCCGTCCCACCGTGGCGGCGGCTCCCCCATGATCACCATCGGCCACGCCCAACAGAACCGGCAAACGTACCTGTCGCTCAACTCCGCGCCCTCGGCGAGCCGGCGGCACTCGCCCTCGCCTGGGATGCCGAGAACTTTCTCCTCCTCGTGACCGCCGCGTCCCCTGACGATGTGGACGCTTACCGGATCACGAAGTCCACGGGCCGGATCAGCGTCACCCGGATCATGCGCGACCTGGGCCTGACCCCGCAGGCCGCGACGACGATGCCCGCCCGACGGCACGGCTCCACTGGCCTGGTGATCGACGTGTCCGAGATCCGTACCCGGTCCGTGACTCCTCTGCGGAGGGTGTCGTGAGCTGCGCGTACCGGGCCTGCATCGAGCCTGCCGTGGAACACGCCGTGTGTGCCCGTCACCTGCTGGTCACGTACGCGGCTGGGCGACGAGCCGCGGCACTCAACGGCCATGCCCGCCTGAGCGCGGTCACGGCAGAGATGAGAGCGGCATGAGATGCACGCACCTGTCCCGCATCGGGACTCGCTGCACCCGTCCCACTGGGCATACCGGCCCGCACATCGCTGGATTCACAGACAGGAGGGCGGCGTGATGGATCTGTCCACCATCCCGATGCCTGAGTCCCGGGCCGGGCTCACGATCACCACCCACACCGAGGCCCTACCGACCGCGCCCTCCTGGGCTACCGGGATTGTGCACGCCGACAGGAGTGGCCGCACGACGGCGCAGTGCTCGGTGTGCCTGCGGACTGCGACGGGGACTGCGTTCGCTGTCGTGCTGGTCGGGCACTGGGATTTTTCCCCGGATCCGGACGAGTCCGGCCACACCGCCTACCGCCGTTGCCCGGAGTGCCGGGCCGCGCACCGCCACCCCGCCGAGCAGCTCGACATGCTGACCTATCTCGAAGGACTGACCTCATGAACGCCCTGCCCGACCTGTACGACTACAGCAATGCCGAGGCTCTGACCCCGCCGGATGACCCCGACACGTGCCCGACCTGTAACCGGGAGTGCTGCCCTACCTGGTGCACGCCCCGCTGGCCGTCGCCGTACCGGTCCCGGTACCGGTCACGGATCGAGAACCGGGAGGACACATGATCCCCCGCTCTCTCCCGCGTCTCGTCACGGACGCGCTCCGCATCGGCTGGTCCGTGTCCGTGGACCAGAACTTCAAGCACACGTTCGCGGTCGCCGCCCGGTTCGAGCGGCCCGGCGAGTGGGTGGTCATCACCTGGAACGCCGAGGGCGACCGTCCATCTCTCTCGTGGTCGGAGGTCAACGGCACCCCGACCCCGTACGCGCAGTGCACCCGCCTGATCAGAACCAACCCCGAAGGAGCATGACCATGACCCTGTTCATCGAGACCCTGACCGATTCCGACGGCGACGAGTGCCGCTTCATGTACTACGACCAGCCGGACTCCACCTCCGGTGTCTACGTGCAGGCCAGCGCTGAGGGTGAGGTGATCTCCGCTGGCCCGTTCACCCCCGAAGCTCTCCGTGCTGCGCTGGATGCGGTCGTTCCTGCCGGGTCCTACACCCGCACCGACGAGGAGGACTGGCAGGCCCGCGCCGAGAAGGCCGAGCAGGAGCGGGACGAGGCGCGTGGTGCCCTGCGCGCTCGCCTCGGGATGAGTGCTCAGCCCCGCGCCCTCACCGCCGACGACATCACCGACGAGATGGTGAATCGGGCGCGCAAGGCATGGAACCTGTCTGCCGCCATTGGTAACGATCTGTGGCGTGACACGCTCACCGCCGCCCTCGCCGAGCCGACCCGCCCCGAGGGTGCCGAGGAGCTGGCCCGGCTGATCGCTACCGCCGACGTGGGCGAGTGGGACTGCGGCGACCTCGCAGACGCTCTCCTCGCCACTGGCCGCGTCCGTGTCGTCACCGAGGAGCAGCCGTGAACGACCCCATCGCCGCCCTGATCGCCACGCACCGCGCGATCGCCGAGCAGGCCCGAGCGGATGGCGACCCTGGCCGCGCCAACCTCCACGACTGGGCCGCAGACCAGGCCCAGCACTTCCAGAAGGAGCAGACCCGATGACCACCGACCCGACCCCGCTGCAGAAGCGCATCCGTCGAGAATTTTCCATCCCTGCAGAGTGGGCGCGGCGTCGAGATGGCGAGACCACGATGGAGCTGATCGAGCGCTGGCAGAAGAGGCAGGACGAGCAGATCGCCGCACTCATCGCCGCTGAGGTCCGCAAGGCGCAGGGCGAGGCGTGGACCGACTGCGTCTCCGAGGCGTCCGCGCTCGGCTGGCTCCACGCCACCGCCGCCTTGGACATGCTCGATCGCAACCCGCACGAGGAGGCGCCGTGACTGTGCAGCCCACCCGAGACCAGCTACGAGCACTCGCCAAAGCGGCCACCCCAGGGCCGTGGAATCCCCACCCGGCAGGAAAGTACGTCTGGACCGAGGAGCTGGGCGGCATCATCCAGAACTGGTCCGATGACGCCAACGCGGTGGCCGACATGGAGTTCATCGCCGCCGCGCGTGAGGCTGTCCCGGCGCTCCTGGACCGTATCGCTCGCCTGGAAGCGCAGTCGGATATCCGTGGCCGCGCCGTCGTCATGTACCGCGACAGGGCACGGCAAGCCGAGGCCGAGCGGGACCAGGCTTACGAATGGGCAGATGACCAGTCCCACCCGCTCGTCATGCGGCAGGGCGAGATCCTGACCGGAGTAGCGAACGCACTCAACGGCCCGACCCCGCCCCGCACATCCTGGTCGCATCACGACCTCGCGGAAAAGGCGGCGGCGACGGTGACCCGTGCCGAGCAGGCCGAGGCACGGATCAAAGCCGTGCGAGCCATCCACCGCGACCTGTACGAGTCCATGTCCGGCGTCCCGTACTGCGACGAGTGCGACCGGGCCTGGCCCTGCCCCACGATCCGCGCACTGGGAAGTGTTCCCCCACCCCGCGCGTAGCAACACTTCCGCCCCCGCAAGGCCCGTCACCCCTCGTGGTGGCGGGCCTTTCTGTTGCCCGAAGGAGGGCCATGCAAGAACTCGTCATCGACATCCCCGCCCCCATGTGGCAGACCTCGAACCAGCGACTCCACCACATGGAGCGCGCACGCCGGACGAAGCACGTCCGCACCCTCGCCGGCTGGGCAGCACGCAACCTCACCCCAGTCACCGGCACCGTCCACGTCATGGCCCACATCTCCGCGCCCAAGAAGTCCCGCGCAGACGTCGGCAACACCTACCCCACCGTGAAAGCCGTCATCGACGGACTCACCGACGCGGGTGTGTGGGCGGACGACAACGACGACCACCTCGTCGGACCCGACATGCGCCGCGCAGCCCCGACCGGTGTTCCGGGCATTTACCGGATCCGCCTCACCATCACACCCACCACCTGAGAGGATCTGCTCATGGCAGATGAAACCAGATTCGATCCCGAGTCACACATGACCGGGTACCAGTGGGGTTTCCTCGTGAACGACGCGTTCGAGGAGCCCCTGTGGGCGAGCAGCGCCTTCACTGCGGGCCTCAGCAAGATCACCGACCTGATCGCTGAGGGCCGCGGGACCGCCGAGGTGCTAGAGATCCAGCAGGCAATCATTGACGCCCGTCACGAGTTCGAAGACAGGCGAGAGGAGCGTACGAACGATGGCTGACGAGAACCAGACCCCGGGCTTCCGCGCCGGATTCGAGCTCGGCAAGGTCTACGCCGAGGTCCAATCTTACCTCCACCACACCGGGGAAAGCGAGGACGGCCCCCTCGCTCGCACACTCCTCGCTGCACTCGACGCGATCGGCAGCGTCCCCGACCCCGGCCCCGCCACCCAGGAAGTCATCGACGCCTGGAACCGGGACATCTGACACCACTCGCCCCCAACGCCTCTCAGCCATCCGGCTGGGGGGCGTTTCTCATGCCCGAGGAGGCCACGTGGCGAGCGATCGCGCGTACATCAACAGGGGCATCTGGAACGACGCCGACCACCGGCAGCTCACCCTAGAAGCCCAGCACCTCTACTACATGCTCCTGACCCACCCCACCCTGTCCTATGTCGGCGTCGTCGACTGGCGCCCGAACCGCCTCACCCCATTCGCGCGCGGCCTGACTGTCCAGCGCATCGAGGCAGCCGCCGCAGAGCTCTCGGCAGGACTTTACGTCGTCATCGACGAAGCGACCGAGGAAGTACTCATCCGGTCCTGGGTGAAGCACGACGGAGTTCTCAAGCAGCCCCGACTCGCCGTGTCGATGGCGAACGCGTACACCCGCACAGCATCGAACGAACTCCGCGGCGTCATCGTCCACGAGCTCCGCCGGCAGCGCGAAGCGCATCCGGAGTACGCGTGCTGGGAGGACAAGCGCGTCACTGACGTGCTCTCTCAGCCCTCGATTTCGGCTGAGGAGCTGCCCCCGTTTGCCCCTGCCGCTGGGGCAAACGTTGGGGGTGGGTTTGGGGATGGGTTTACCCCAAACCCACCCCCTGAGGTTGGGCCTGGGTTGCTCTGCGCCCCATCTCCTACTCCTACTCCAGCTCCCCCTTCCTCTACCGAGGAAGGGGAGTCTGAGGGGAAGTCGCGCAAGCGCTCCTCGGCGGGAACTCGCATCAGTGACGATTTCACCATCGACGACGAGATGCGGGCATGGGCCGCAGAGAACACACCCCACGTCGACATCGACTGGCACACCCAGAAGTTCATCGACCACTTCGCATCCCAGTCCGGGCAGCGCGGGGTGAAGACCCAGTGGGGCCGCACCTGGAAGAACTGGATGCGCACCGAAGAGGAGCGCGCACCCGCGAACCGTCAACAACAACGACCGAACCGCGACGCCGCCTCCGCCCGAGGCCTCGTCCAAGCCCACGAAGACCTCTTCGGGAGGACCACATGACCGACATCCAGAGAGCAGGCGACATCGTCACCGAGCTCGCCACTGCCCGCACCACCGCACCTTCCGAGGTCGCTGTCCAGGCTGACGGCACCCAGGCCGTCATCCAGTGGCAGGGCACGCCTGTCACCGCGGAGTGGCTCACGAAGTGGGTGAACAAGATGATCGCCGCGAAGCTCGCCGAACCGTACGCGGACGTCCCCAACGACGGATCCAGGGCAGCGCAGGAGGCCCGGGCCACGAACGCGGCGAAGCTCGACGCGTGGCACCGCGCCCTCGCCGGCCTCCCCCTTGAGGGGCTCGAGGCGGCACGCGTCCACTTCGAGCGCAACGGCGTACCGGAGGGGCGGTGGGGCTATCTCCGCCCGTACGAGGTGTCGAAGTGGGTGCGGGCCCGTGCGCAGCGCCGTATCCCGGAGGGGAAGGCGTGCGAGTCCCACCCGAACGAGTGGGCGCACGACTGCGGTGTCTGCCGCACTGCTGGTGCGGTTCCTCCGGAGAAGGCTCGTTCGTACATCGCGCAGATCCGCGCCACCCTCGCCCAGCGAAAGGACACCCCGTGACCACTCCCAGGCCCCCTGAGAAGTTGCTCACCATCCGAGAGCCCGTCGAGTGCACCCAGTGCGGCGAACTCATGCCCGACGGCACGACCGCCTGGATCCCCGGCTGGGGCCGCATCGAGCACTGGTACTCCGCAAACGGCTGCGACGCCTACGAGGAGGACGACGACTGGGACGACGACGAGGAGGACGACCTGTGAAGCCCTGCACCGACCGATGCCGTCGCGCAGCCGGCACGTGCTGGAACCCCGACCGCGACATCCGCCGGATCCACATCGCCCTCCACCGCATGAGAGGCAACCAGATCGCGGCCGACCTCCGCGACCAGATCGACGAGCACGCCGCCGCGTGGCGCGCACAACTCACGAAGGGCACCCGATGAGCCGCTACAAGACCACCACCCGATCCACCACCACGACCACCCACAAGATCGACCTGCCGGGCGCCACGCTCGACGACCTCCGACGGCTCGTCGAGGCGACCGTCCACCTCGGCGCGGGCTCACCAATCCAGACCGACATGTTCGGGATCTCCCTCGCCGTGCACGAGACCCGACTCAACGAGGAGGACACCCCGTGAAGCTCTACCGCCCCGTCCTGATCGAGTCCGCCGAGCAGGCCGAAGCACTACCTGATGGGGCCGTGCTCGTCCGCGAGGACCACTTCGTATTCCAGAAGCACGCAGGCCAATTCGTGAGCGCCGACCCCCACGACCTCCCCACCGAAGCAGCGTGGGAAGTCGTCGGCTGGACGGCTCTCGTGCCCATCGAAGCCGAGGAGGAGCGGAGGACGCTCGACCTGCCCGAGATGCTCGGCGGCGCAAGAAACGCACCCGTCACCCGCCTCGTCACCCCCTGGGAGGAAGCACAGTGACCTCGTTCGAACTCATCGGAACCCTGCGTGACGACCTTCAGCAGCAGAACCTCGCCAACCGCTACCGGAACCGGCTCGACGAGATCAGGGAGTGGTACCAGCACCTCCCCGACGTCATGCTCTCCGTGTCCGGCTACGCAATGGACCTCGCCGGCACCCGCGGCACGACATCCCGGATCCCGGGCGGGGACGCGCTCGCAATGCTCGCCCCCTGGGCACCGGACGCGGACCACGGGGATGATCTACCGCATCCCGCGCAGACTGTGCACGAGTGGGTGGAAGCGATCGACGGCACGCCCCGTCGCACGTTCACGGAGAACTGGCGGTGGCTCCGGGACCACACCCCGCAGATCCTCGAGTCGCAATGGGCGACAGCGTGGCGACAAGACATCGACGCGCTCTGGTACCGGCTCGAGAAGCTCTCCGGCGACGCACCACGGGCAGAGCAGCAGAACCGGGGACCGCTCGACTGCGAAGCACGCGCCCACGAGATCCCCGACGAGACCCGGCTGACGCTCACCGAGACGCAGCCTTTCTGGCCCAAGGTCCGCAACCGCGTCGAAGTCGACCGGCACCGCGAACGCGACCAGGCCAAGAGAGACAAGCGACCCCCCGAGTACCGGTGCAACCCGGACGAGAGGGGCCGGTACCTCGTCGCTGACCTGCGCGAGCACTACCGGGCACGACACGACGAGCAGGAGTATGCAAACCGAATGACATCCGTGTAAGATACGAACGACCCACAAGTGGGTCCGCTTTCAGCACACAAAGCCTCGAGCCACACGGCCCGGGGCTTTTTCGTGCGCCAAGACCGGGCACCGCCGACGCTTCCCCGAGAGCGTGGCCCCCGGCATACGAACGTCCGGAGAGGGTCGCACCCACCGGGCACCAGGACACCCCAAGCCGGATGAGCAGCCCGGGCCCCAGGTCCACTCGCGCTCGTGTCCGACGTCCTGGAATCGCGGGTCGCACCCGTACCGCCCCAGTCGTGTCGCCATAGGCGTGCCGCTGGGGCACCCGAAGCCCCCCGTCGTGAGTTCGTGGCGAGGAAGACGGCACAGTTACCGGACCCGTCCGGAGCGAACGGACTGCATACGTCGGGCGCGGCACACGACGCACAGTGAGCCCCCGACCCCGCGCACCGGAAGAGCACACGCCCACACACGGGCACGAGGCGAACCGGATAGCGCACCCCGCCCCCCGGATCAGGGAAGAGCCAGAGACAAGGCCAACCTGGTCCGGGCAGGGCGGGCACCAACTACCTCGACGCGAGCGCCTCCAACACCGCCGCATTCAACGCCTCGAACTGCTTCACCTGCGACCGCTTCACGATCACCGAGTTCTCATCCTTCCCAGCCTTCGAAATCTGTCGCACACCACGAGGGTTACGCGACGACTGCACCTCGCCGGTCACACTCACGGACCACAACCCGTTCGCGGTGAAACTCGGTGGCCGCAGCTGCACCGCCCCGACAGACCCGATCGGGATCTGCTTCTCATTCCTGCCCTGTGTCGCCCACCCGAAGAACCCGGCACGACTGATCGTCAGCACACGCCCATCGAAAGTGACCTGCCCGTTAACTCCCTTAGCTTCCATCCCGCCATCGTAGACACGGACCCCGACACCACGGAGGCGAACGCGATGAGCTCAACCCAGACCATCAGGAACGGCCGAGGCCACCGCGCCTACCGCCGAGCACAAGCCGCACTCGCGAACAGGTACAAGCGCAACAACTGGCCCTGCCCCAGCTGCGGCGAACCCTTCGACTGGGAACGACCACAGTCCGCTCGAGGATTCACCGCCGACCACCCACTCGCCATAGTGAACGGCGGCAAACTCATCGGGCAGAAGCTGCGGCCCATGTGCCGCGGATGTAATGCGAGAAAGGGAGCGATCCCCACGCCCGAGCTTCGGCCTGCGACCATGCCACCCCAGACCTGACCACATAGAAGCGCCCCCGCGCGGACTGGCATCCGCCGGGGGCTGGCCGATCGCTAGGAGATCGACATGAAGAAGCCTACCTGTTCCATCCCTGACTGTGACCGCGCGGCACATAGCCGAAGCTGGTGCCAGATGCACTACTTCCGCTGGCGTCGCCATGGAGACCCGACCCGGATCCTTATAGCCGAAGGGCAGCCGAGCACCGGCGCTTGTTCCGTAGATGGCTGCGCGGCTCCGGTCCGCTGCATCGGGATGTGTGCGAAGCACGAAGCGCGACAGCGTCGGCATGGGAACACCGCCACGGTGATCGATTATCCCGATCGGGCTTACCCCAAGCGCGCCGCCAATCACGCCTGGGCGGGTGAAGATGTTGGGTACGCCGGTGTTCACAAGAGGATCCGGGCAGCGCGCGGCCGAGCTGGTGATCACAGATGCGCGGACTGCGGCAACCGTGCGGCGGAGTGGTCATATGACCACGGTGATCCGAACGAACTAGAGAGCGATGAGGGGCCATTCAGTACGGACCTCGAGCACTACCAGCCTCGGTGCCTACCGTGCCATCAGGCACTGGATCGCAGCCAGCGCGCCCCTGCGACGCCTCCACCCTCGACGCACTGACCTTGTTGTGACACTTACCCCCTCCCCCGTCCGAATCTTCGGGCGAGGGGCCGCTGCCTCGCTCCCGGTCGAACCTGGCTCTTCTCTCTCCGAGGGGTGAGCGCGTGTCCCGCGCGGGTCCCATCGAGAAGGGGGCGTCGAGGTGGCTCGTGAACTACAGCCGTGTGGGACTGTCGCGGCGTACAAGCGGCACCTGCGGCACGGTGAGGATCCGTGCGGCGCCTGTCTGGAGGCGAAGCGGGCGCATCAGGCTCAGCGTCGTGCTGATGAGCGCGTACCGGACTCTCCGGTCCCGATCCCTGCGCCTCCGGTGGGGGCGGAGTCGGCCCCTGGTGGTGTTGTGGAGGAATTGCGCTGGCAGGCGGAGCTGCTGCGGGGCGCGATCGAGTGGTCGGCGGAGAACGATCCGGGGAAGATGCCGGCGCTCGCGAAGGAGCGTCGGGAGACACTCGCGGCCCTCGGTGATCTTGGCGAGGAGGGCGAGTCGGAGGGGGGTGCTTTGGGTGAGTTCTTCTCCGGTCCCACTGGGCTTGTCCGGTTCGCAGAGGCCGAGGATCGAAAGCAGGCCTGAGGCTGTTGGCACGTATGGCCCGAAGGTGACCGCGTTCGCTGCGGCGTGTGGTGTGAAGCTGGATGACTGGCAGGCGTACGTCATTGACGGGCTGTTCGCTGTTGGCGCGGATGGTCAGTGGGCCTCGACAGAGTTCGGGTTGCTGGTGTCTCGGCAGAACGGCAAGGGCGAGATCCTCGTCGCCTACGACCTTGCGCATCTGTTCCTGTTCCCGAGGCCTGACGGTCGGCGGAAGACGATCCTGCATACGGCGCACGAGATGAAGACCGCGATCGACGGGTTCGAGCGGTTGAAGTCCGTGATCGAGTCCCAGCCGCAGCTGATGCGGATGGTTGCCGAGCGTGGCATCTATACAGCGAATGGCCGTGAGGGGATCGTGCTGAAGCCTCGGAAGGGGCAGAAGCTTGGTGACCGGATCCGGTTTGTCGCCCGGTCGAAGAACTCCGGGCGCGGCTTCTCCGGTGACGTGATCGTGCAGGACGAGGCGCAGGAAGAGTCGCAGGCCGCTCACAACGCGCTGACGTACACCCAGTCGGCGGTGCCGAATCGGCAGGAGCTGTTCATGGGGACGGTGCCTGAGGAGGGTGTGAACGACTCGGAGGTGTTCGAGGGCGTTCGTGATCGTGGTCGTTCGGGGCGGGCATCGTCGACGGGCTGGATGGAGTGGACTCCGGAAGGGTCTGATGATCCTGAGCTTGCGGAGGGCCTTGATAAGAGTGATCCGGTGGCGTGGGCGGCAGCGAATCCCGCGGCACCGCACCGGATCAAGTGGGACACCATCCAGGATCAGCATGATCGTGACACGACTCCTGGCCGGGAAGCGTTTGGGCGTGAGCGCCTGTCGATCTGGCCGAATCGTGACGAGGCCGCTGAGGCGTCGAACAGCGACGTGGACATGGAGTGCTGGTACGAGAACGAGGTCAGCACGTGGCTGTCCCGCCGCACGGTGCTCGCTGTGGTCATTGGCCGGGGCGGCGGGTACTCATCGATCTGTGGCGCTCAGCGTCTCGATGACGGGAAGGTGTTGGTGCAGCATCTTGCGACGAACGCGGGAACGCTTTGGCTCGCGGACCGTCTGAAGGAGCTTCGCGTCGAGCTGGCTGCACGCCTGGTGGTGCTTGATGAGAAGAACGCCGCAACGGTCACCTCGGACCTCACCCGCGCCGGCGTCCGGTACATCGGGATGCACATGAGCGAGGTCGCAGCCGCATTCGACATGACGATCGAGTACGTCAACGGCGGCGTGGTCGTGCATCCGCCGCAGCCGGAGCTTGATGATGCGCTTGCGGCGGCTGTGCCGCGCGTGATGAACAAGTCGCAGAACCTGAAGACGTGGGACCAGGGCGACCCTATGGTGCCGTCCTCGGCAGTGCAGGCGATGTCCCTGGCGATCTGGGGCCTGAAGAAGTCGGAGTCGCAGCAGGAGAGAGTCTCGGCGGCGGCACCTCGAGTGCTTTCTACTGAGGCTGCGGAGCGTGGCGATGACATTGATGTGCTGACGGCACGGTTCTGAGAGGGGATGTGATGGCTTCTCCTTCCCGTGAGGTCGGTTATGTGAAGGATTCGGCGGTTGCTGGGTGGCAGACGTTCGAACTTGACGAGGACGACAATCCGGCGCTGCGGTTCCCTCTGTCGGTGGGGATTTACTCACGCATGCGGCGCGAGGAGACTCAGGTTCAGTCCGTGCTGAAGGCTGTGAAGCTGCCTATTCAGCGGACCGCCTGGCAGGTTGATCCGAACAGTGCGGATCCGGAAGTCGTCGATTTCATTGCGCAGAACCTCGATCTGCCTGTCGTGGGCCAGCCGGCCCCGGTGACGCGGCGGCGGAAGCGGTTCTCTTGGTCTGAGCACCTCCGCCTTGCACTTACCTCGCTGGACTACGGGTTCGCGTTCTTCGAGCAGGTGTACCAGTACAACGAGACTGATGGGCGGCTATGGCTGCGGAAGCTCGGATGGCGTCCGCAGGCGACGATCCAGAAGATCAACGTTGACCGCGACGGTGGGCTGAAGTCCATCGAGCAGAACGCTATGGGCTCCCGCAACGCGACGATGGACGTCGATCGTCTGGTCGCGTACGTCCCGGAGCGTGAGGGCGCGAACTGGACTGGCGTGTCGATGCTGCGGCCGTCGTACAAGTACTGGCTGCTGAAGGACCGTCTCCTCCGGGTGCAGTCGACCACCGTCGAGCGGAACGGCATGGGCGTCCCCGTGTACACCGCACCCGACCTGTCGACCCTCGGGCTCGACGGCGAGGAGCACACGAAGCGGGAAACCACCGAGATCGAGCGGGGCCTCGCGATAGCGAAGGCGTTCCGAGCCGGTGAAACCGCCGGCGCGTCGATTCCGTTCGGCGCAAAGCTCGAGCTGCTCGGAGTGTCCGGGACGCTCCCGGATGCGGATAAGCCGATCCGGTATTACGACGAGCAGATGGCCCGTTCGGCACTCGCGCACTTCCTGAACCTCGGCACCCAGACGGGCAGCTGGGCGCTCGGGACCACGTTCGCTGACTTCTTCACTCTGTCGTTGCAGACGATGGCTGAGCAGATCGCTGACGTCGCTACGCAGCACATTGTCGAAGATCTGGTGGACCTGAACTTCGGCGAAGACGTCCAGGCGCCACGGATCGTGTTCGCCGAGATCGGCGCGCAGACTCCCGCCACTGCTGAGGCACTCCAATCGCTCGTGCAGACGAAGGTGATCCGGCCTGACGAGAGGCTCGAGCAGTTCATGCGTGACCGTTACAGCTTGCCCGAAGCCGATCCCTCTACTGCCCGCGACATTGGCACTACTGGCGTCCAAGGCGCTTCTACCTCTATGGAAGGAGGCGACGATGGGACGGACGCTCCGTGACCGCTTCAACTTCGCCACAAACAAGCAGAAGACCCCCGTCCGCGCTGAGGCACCGTCCTCCACCGGCGACGAGTCGAAGGCAGTGCTGCGGATCTACGACCCGATCGATTCCTGGGGCGAGTGGTTCGGCCTCTCCGCGAAGGAGTTCGGTCAGGCGCTCGATGCGCTGCCGTCGAGCGTCGAGGAGATTGAGCTGCACGTGAACTCCCCCGGCGGGGAAGTCCACGAGGGCCTCGCGATCCTGAACCAGCTCCGCCAACACAAGGCGTCGGTGACCGTGATCATCGATGGTCTCGCTGCGTCGGCCGCATCGTTCATCGCTATGGGTGCCGACCGGGTGCTCATCGCCCCGAATGCCGAGGTCATGATCCACAATGCGTGGGGCCTCGCCATGGGCGACTCCGACGACATGCAGAAGATGGCCGACGATCTCGACCGGATCAACACGAACCTCGCTCGGATCTACCAGAGCAAGGCAGGCGGCGACGTCGCGGACTGGCTCGAGGCGATGCGCATCGAGTCCTGGTATTCCGACGAGGAAGCTGTCGCGGCGGGACTCGCCGACGGTATCTATCGCGAAGAGACCGAGGAGCCAGCCGCCGAGGCCCGCTTCAACCTCGGCGTCTTCGCCCATGCGGGACGAGCCGACGCGCCGTCCCCCTACATGCCCCGCACCGCGCCCGCGGCTGCGGTCCGACCGGCGGAGCTGTCGGTCACCCCCGAGAAGGAAGGAACCGACATGTCGGATCTGATCAAGGGGCTCCGCAACCGAATCGGCATCGCCGACGACGCGGAGCTCGACGACACTCAGGTGCTGGCCGCGCTCGACGAAGCGCTCGCCGAGCGTGCCGAGCCCGCAACCCAGCCGCAGGCGCGGGAGCTGCCGGAGGGCACGGAGGTCATCGACTCCGAGGCCCTGGCGCAGCTGCGCGCCGAGGCGGAGGACGGTCGCGCTGCCCGCGCCGAGCGGGACCAGGCGCGTCGCGCCGAGATCGTGGACAACGCGATCAAGGCCGGGAAGTTCGGGCCCGCGCGCCGGGACGCCTGGCTGAACGCTCTCGAGGTGGATGAGGCCGGCGCGACCGCCGATCTTGAGCGCCTCACCCCCGGCCTGGTCCCCGTGGCCCAGATCGGCGACGCCGGCGACGCCGTCGACGGCGACGAGGACCTGTACAACCGCGCCTTCGGCGCTCCCCAGAAGGATGTGAAGTGACCATGGCGGACTACTCCCCCCTGTTCAAGCCCGGCGCAGCCATCACCTACAGCGTGTCCGCTGACGTGACCGCCGGTCAGGTCGTCGAGCTGACCGGCGACCGTGCTGTCGGCCCGGCCAGCGCTGACTCCGAGAAGGTCGTCGGCATCGCCGCGTTCAACGCAGTCGTCGGCGACCACGTGACCGTCCATGACGGTGGTGTGCAGCGCCCCTACGCCTCCGGCGTGATCGCTGCAGGCGACAAGGTGGCAGCCGCTGCGGACGGCAAGGTCGTCACCGCAGGCGAGGCCGTCAACACCATCGGTATCGCCCTCGCGGCTGCTGCCGACGGCGACCCCGTCCAGCTGAAGTTCAAGGCCTGAGGAGGCACCGAAATTGGCTTACCAGTACCCTGAGGCCCCGGCAACTGTCGGCGACGACCTCACCACTCTCCAGATCCATCATCTGATGAAGTCCCCGGCGTTGCTCGTGAAGCGCGCCGCAGACCTCGCGCGCCAGAAGTTCATCGCGGACTACCTGCTGACTGGTCGCTACCAGGCTGTGGGCGGCGCGATCCTGTACGAGACCGGTGAGGAGATTTTCCCCGCCGACGAGGCGGAGCAGATCGCCCCCGGTGGCGAGTACCCGCGCACCACCATGACGTCCGGTGAGCTCGCTGCGGCGAAGACGTCCAAGTGGGGTCAGGACTCCTCGGTGACCGATGAGGCGATCTCGCGTCTCGGTGTGTCGCCGCTGGACAAGGCGATCCGCAAGGTCGTCAATGGCATGATCCGCCAGGGCGACGGGTCCGCGCTCGGCGTGATCGGCTCGCAGGTCACCCAGTCGAAGGCCGCTTCCGCTGCCTGGACCGGCGCCGGCGCGGCCGACGCGATCGTTGACACCGTCCTGGAGACCCAGGCGGAGTACGAGGAGATCAATGACGATTACGCCTTCAGCTACGACACCATCGTGCTGAAGCCGACGCAGTTCGCTGCTGTTGCGGCCGCTCTGATCAAGTCGGATCTGGTGCCGCGTGAGTCGCAGAACTTCGTGCTGTCCGGCGTGATCCCGGACTACCTCGGGTTCTCGTGGGTGACGTCGAAGCACGTCCCGTTCAGTGACCCGTTCCTCCTGGATCGGGAGCAGCTCGGCGGTATCGCCACCGAGAACATTCAGTCTCCGGGCTACTCCAACATGGAGGGCATCGAGGTCAAGTCGATCCGTGACGAGGACACCGACGGTTACCGGGTGCGGGGCCGGCGCGTGTTCGTGCCCGTCGTGCTCGAGCCTCGCGCCGGCATCCGCATCACCGGAACGGGGGTGTGAGTGTGGCGTACCGAATGAAGGCTGTGACTGCGGTCGTCAAGGTCGGCGGGACTGAGAAGTACCTGCACAGGGGTTCGATCGTCCCCTCGGCCGCGACCAATGTGGAGCACCTGCTCGCTGTGGGGCTGGTCGAGGAGGTCAATCTCCTCCCATCCGACGTGGCGGAGGTGGACTCTCGCGAGGAGGTTTCTGGCGAGCAGAGCGGCCCCGAGGTTCTGCAGTCCTCTGATGAGGATCTTCCGGAGCCTCCGGCTAAGGCAGGTCCCGGGTCCAGTGCCGAGGCGTGGCGGAACTACGCCAGCGCGATTGGTGTCGAGGTGTCGGGCAACGCTGACCGTGCTGAGGTCATCGCGGCGCTCGAGGCCGCAGGCAAGCCGACCGAGTGACGATGGGAGGGGGCGAGCATGGCTGACCTGCTCACCAGTGATGATCATCAGCTGGTCCCGGGGCTCGCGGAGCCGTGGCTGTCGATCTTCTTCGACGCCGCGAACTCGGCGGTCTCCAGGCTCGCCCCCTGTCTCACCGGCCCTGACGCGGACTCTGGACGCCGTGCTGAGGCGAAGCTGGTCGTGCTGCGCGCGATCGAGCGGGTCCGGCAGACACCGGAGTTCGTGCGCTCGCAGACTGCGGGACCGTTCTCCGTCACCTACATCACCAGCGGCCGCGGCGTCCTCGACAAGGAAGACCGCGCTGTGCTCGCCGGCCTGTGCGACGCCGTGCCCGCTGGAGGGGCTCGCGCATCGTTCCCTGAGCCGGACTGCTACGACGACCTGTTCGCCCGTCCACGCCACGTCAGGGGGCTGTGATGGCCTGGTCCAGCATCGACCAGGTCCGCCACCATCCCCATCTCGGTTGGGTCGAGAACGACCGCGGTGAGGAGAAGGAGACTTGGGGGCCATGGGTTGACGTGCCTGACGGCGTGTGGGCGCCGGGCTCGACGAGTGAGGACCTCGCTGAAGGGCACCGGATCGAGTCTGCGGGCACGCTGATCTTCCAGCGCGCTTTCGTGTACTCGGAGTTTGACGAGTTCAAGGTCAACGGCACCACTTACCAGGTCGTTGGGCATGCCTCAACGATCCGCCGGAACCCGTTTACCGGGACGGTGATGGGGACCGATATCGCGCTGAAGGCGGTGATCTGATGGTCAACATCAAGGTGGAAACCCAGCTGCGCTTCAACCCGGCAGCGATCCGGAAGATCCTCACCGACCCGCAAGTGTTCGCCGACATGAAGCGGCGCGCCGACGCGATCGCTGCTGGCGCGAACGCTGGCGTAACGAAGGATCGCCCCACCGAAGAGGACCCGTACCTCGCGACCGAACTAGTGCTCGAGGAGCCCCGCGCCGCGGCGTCGGTCATCACGCGCACACAGCGCGGGAAGCGGGACAACCTCCGGAGGGGAACGCTGCTGAAGAACCTCGACAAGGGCAGGTGAGGCGATGCCTTACCCCAGCATCGGCAACGGGATCCGGGGGGTCGTGTTCCCCGACCCTGTCGTCGCCGTTCGTTCCTGGGTGCGGCGCGCGGGGCTCTATCAGCGGGTGTATCCGCGTCTTCCCGAGAAGCATCTTGAGAAGCGTCCGTTCCTGATCGTGAACGAGTCCGGTGGGTCCGGCCCGCACGATCGGGTGTTCACGCGGGTTCGGCTTCAGTTCGAGTGCTGGCATGAGGACTCCGACGATTCCTCCAAGGCGGCGCGCTGGCTGGCGTCACTGCTGCTCGTCTGGGACGAGTACGAGGACGTGTGGAACCCACGCATCATCCAGGACCCCACCGATATGCCGGACCCCGATACCGGGTCTCCGGTGCACAGGCTCGCCGCCGAAGTCTCCTTCGTCGGTGAGGAACAAGAAATCCTCTCAACAGAAGGAGCATGACCATGGCTGAGGGTAATCTCGCAGTCTCCGCTGCCAAGCCGCTTACTGCGCGCGGCGGCATCCGCAAGGCCCCGATGGGCACTACCCTCCCGACCGACGCGGTCGCGGAGCTCGACGAAGCGTTCGCGCGCATGGGCTACGTGACCACCGACGCGGTCACCCAGACCACGAACCGTTCCGCCGAGGACGAGTACGCGTGGGGCAACGTCGTTGTCGACACTCACGAGACCGAGTACGGCGTCGTCCTCACGTTCACGCTGATGGAGTCCTCCAACGCGGAGACCCTGAAGGCCATCGTGGGCGACGAGAACGTGATCGTGACGCCCGCGACCGCGGAGCACGGCAACCAGATCGAGGTGCGATGGAAGTCGGGCCTGCCGGCGAAGGCGGCGTGGGTCATCGACATGCTCCGCGTCAAGGGCGGGACGCAGCGGAAGGTCGCACCTTCCGCGCAGCTCGTCTACTCGGGCGATGTGCAGTACGTCGACTCCACCTCGATCAAGTACTCGGTGGAGCTGCGCTGCCACACCGACGAGAACGACGTCCCGGTCTACGACTACTTCGACGATGGTGAGACCACGCTGGGGGGATGAGTGCCCGCTACGCGGCCCTCTACTGACTGAGGGCCGCGTAGCGGCTGCCCCACGCCCTTGACCGGAAGGAGCCTTCATGGCTGATGCCTGGACCGTCCCCCTGCCCGGCCCCGCAAGCGCGGGCGCAAACACCCATCTTCAGGACCATGACGCGCTCACAGCCGCGATCACGGAACTGCGAGACACAGTCGAATCGCTGACGTCGGTAGCGGAGGCGCTTGAGGCACGGATCGGCGAGCTCGAGCATCTTCTCGACTGACCCCCTCTGATCGACCTGGTCCCGGTCCCCTCGGCTCGCCGGGGCCAGGTCTCCGCTTTCGAAGAGCCGAGCTATTCGCGGCACCCCATGCCCTGGGGTGCCGTTCCCTTTTCCGCACTATGAGGAGCCGAACCATGGCTGAGCCGAAAGCCAAGAAGAAGCAGTTCACCCGCAAGAAGAAGGTCATTTTCGACCGCGTCCGCTTCACCGTCCCCGAGATCTTTGGAGAGGACGAGGAGTTCGACCTGCCGACGATGCGGCAGATGCCCCTCGGTATCGAGCGGACCATGCGCACTGAGCCCGACAAGTTCTTCGCCTGGGTCATCGAGCACTCCACTGACGAGGAGGCCGAAGCGATCGACTCTCTCGTCGGTGACGAGTCGATGATCTTCATGGATGCGTGGAAGAAGGCGTCGGGTCCTGCCTCGGGGAAATCCAAGCGCTGACTGAGATCTACGAGGAGCACCCCACCGCAGTCGAGGCAACGCTTCTGGCTGCCGGGCTGCGGTGGCGTGACCTCGAGGATCCAGTCAGCACCGGCACTGACTGGGGTGACGTTGCTGCTGTGCTGGAGCACGCGCCGTGGGATGCCCCTATCCGGCGAGCGGTGAACCCGAAGGACTGGCCGTGGAACGACCCGGCCCGCGACCTCCTCGCCGGGATCGTTGACGAGCTCCGCACGCTTCAAGCGCTCATCGGGAACCTATCGGGCGCGAAACCTCACCAGTTCCCCGAGCCGATCAAGCGACCTGTCACCGCTGGCGGTGAACATGCGGGGGCTATCGAGACTGGCGAGGCGACGCTTGAAGAGATCGACCGAATTCTCGGGTGGTGACCCCACCCTATCCATCACGGGAAGGGGTGGGGTTCGTGGCTGCAGCGGTTGAACTGGCGACCGCCTATATCACGGTGGCGGCGGAGGGGAGCTCTCTCGCGCCCTCGTTCGCGCGGTCATTCCGTGCTGTCGAAAAGGTCGCTGGCGACTCGGGCAAGCGGATGGGCAGGTCCCTCACGGGCCAGGTGTCGAAGGCGACCGAGAGCGACGTCAAGAAGGCGAAGGAAGCCTACGAGCAGGCGTCGAAGAAGGTCACGGCCACCGCTGAGTCTCAGGCGACGAAGGTCGAATCTGCGCGCCGCAAGGAAGAGATCGCCCAGGCGAAGGTCACCGAGGCGCTGGCGAAGTACCCGAAGGAGTCGTCGCAGGTTCTGGCCGCGCAGGACCGCCTCGCGCTCGCGTCGCAGAAGGTCGAGTCTGCTCAGCGCGAGCAGCAGTCCGCGATGGACCGCGCGAATCGCGAGCTTGACGAGACCACCCGGTCTCTGCGCGACACGGAGAGAGCTGCGGAGTCTGCGGCGACTCCGTTCCAGCGCCTGGGCGACCGAGTGAAGTCTGCTCTGAAGGGTGATTTCAAGGGCGCTTTCAAGCCGGTAGAGCGTGAGGGCGAGGATGCCGCCTTCGAGATCGAGAAGGATTTCAAGGCGTCCGGCGATGATTCCGCACAGGGGTTCAGCAGCAGCTTCAAGGCTGGGATCGCAGGATTCGCTGGCGGTGTCATTGCCACGATCGGCATCGACAAGCTCAAGCAGGCCGGCGGCGCGATCTGGGAAATCGGTGCGTCGTTCGACGACATGGCTGACACGATCCGTGTCGGCACGGGCGCGTCCGGTGCAGCGTTCGAGGACCTGCAGGCGTCGGCGAAGAACATCGCTTCCACCATCCCGGCCGACTTCTCGACCGTCGGCACTACGGTGGCGGACCTCAACACTCGTCTCGGCATTTCCGGGGACACGCTGGAGAAGGTTGCTTCCCAGTACATCCAGGCGGGGAACATTCTCGGCGAAGAGGTCGACGTGCAGTCGACGACCGCCGCATTCTCGGCGTTCAAGCTCGAGGGTGACGCGGTTTCCGGAGCGATGGACACGCTGTTCCGCGTCTCTCAGGCCACAGGCGTCGGGTTCAACGAGCTCGCCGGATCGATCCAGTCGAACGCTCCCGCGCTGCAGAACCTCGGATTCTCGTTCGAGGACACCGCCTCGATGGTCGGCCTGCTCGACAAGTCGGGCCTGAACGCTGACCAGGTGATGTCGAGCCTGTCGCGGTCTCTGGTGAATCTCGCGAAGGACGGGGAGGAACCCGCTTCCGCGTTCAACCGGGTGACCGGTGAGATTCAGGGGTTCGTGGACGCGGGCGATATCGCTGGCGCGACGGATCTTGCGTCGAAGGTGTTTGGCACCCGTGGAGCGTCCCAGTTCGTGGGCGCGCTCCAGTCCGGGAAGCTGAACATGGAGGACCTGCAGTCAACTGTGGGCGCGACCGGGGACACCATCCTCGGCCTCGGCGAGGAGACCGCGGACTTCCCCGAGAAGTGGCAGGTCTTCAAGAACAAGGCCCTGCTGGCGCTCGAGCCCGTCGGGAACGCACTGTTCGCGCTCGGTGGCGACGCGATGGGTGCTCTCGCTGACTGGGTGGAGAAGATCGACTTCACCCCCATCGCTGACGGGATCGACTCTGTCGTTGACGGAGGGAAGGCTATCTGGGACATCCTCGTCAACGGGGATTTCAATGGTGGCCTGTTCGGACTGTCTGAGGACTCCGGCACCGTCGATTTCCTGTTCAACCTTCGGGACGCCGCTATCTGGCTGTGGGAGAAGGCGCTCAAGCCCCTTGGCGATTGGATCGCTGACCACGGGAAAGATATCGCCGTGTTCTTCGCCGGGTTCGGCGGGTCACTGCTTGTCGCTGGCCTGATCGCGCTCGGTGGAGCGATCGGTGGCGTGATCGCGTCGATCTCGTGGATACCTCTCGCTATCGGTGCCGCAGTCGGTGCGCTCACGTGGTTCTTCACCCAGACCGAGGTGGGGAAGAACATCCTCTCCGCTGTCGTGGACTGGATGGTGAACACGGCTTGGCCAGCCATCAAGCAGTTCGGGATCTGGATCGCGGACGCTGCGGTGTGGCTGTGGCAGAACGTTCTCGCTCCGGCCTGGTCCGGGATCAAGACCGTGATCGCCGCGACGGTCGATTGGCTGGTGAACACGGCGTGGCCGTTCATCAAGGGTGTCTGGGACGCGATCGCGGGTGCCGCGATGTGGCTGTGGCAGTCCGTGATCCAGCCCGTGTGGAACGGGATCAAGACCGCGATCGCAATCGCAGTCACCGCGATCAGCGTCTACATCGACCTACTGAAGTGGTACTTCAGCAACGTCATCGCCCCCGTCGCGATGTGGCTGTGGGACAACGTCATGAAGCCCGTCTGGAATGGGATCAAGACCGCCATCTCAGCCGTCGTCACATGGTTCCGAGACACTGCCTGGCCGATCCTCTCCACCGTGATCTCCTGGATTTCCACGAAGTTCGATCAATTCAAGACCGGCCTCGGCATCATCTGGGACTTCATCAAATCGCGAGTGATCAGCCCTGTGATCGCATGGTTCCAGAACACGGCCTGGCCGATCATCTCGACGGTTCTCGGGTACATCAAAACCGGGTTCAACGTCATGCGGGACTCGTTGAAGAACGCATGGTCGTTCATCAAGGACACCGTGATCGCGCCGGTCGCGAACTGGTTCCGCGACACCATCGGGCCGCTGTTCGACCGGGTGACCGGAGGCATCAAGGACGCCTTCAACACGATGAAGAACGCCGTAAAGAAGGCGTGGGAAGGTGTCCGCGACACCGCGAAGGTGCCCGTCGAGTTCGTGGTCAACAAGATCATCAACGACGCGATCATCGGGAACTACAACGACGTCGCGACCACGTTTGGGCTCGACTCGATCGACGACGTCAGCCTCCCGGCAGGGTGGCGCAGCGGCGGCATCCTGCCCGGCTACACCCCCATTCATCGCGGGGACGACGTGCTCACACCGATGCGCTCCGGCGAAGGTGTCCTCGTCTCCGAGGGGCTGCGGGATAGCGCGAGCCGCCGGGCGTTCCTTGGCGCGAACGAGGCTGCTAAGCGGGGGATCTCCTTCGCGGACTTCCTCGGCTCCGGGTACGCCGGTGGCGGCCTTGTGAAGCTGCGTATGCCGTTCGCGGGCTCCTACCCGCGCGGTGACGGTTTCGGTGCACGCGGTGGCGCTCACAAGGGCATCGACTGGCCGATGCCTTCGGGGGCGATCCTGAAGGCGGTCGGTGCTGGCACGGTTTCGCATACGTGGAATCCTGCTGCTGGGCGGAAGCTTGAGCTTGCAATCGGTGACGGGCTTGTCGCCGGTTACCATCACCTGTCCAGCTACATCGCGGGGCAGGGATCGAGTGTGGCGGCGGGCGCGAACGTTGCGCGTGTCGGCAACACTGGCCGCTCCTCGGGTCCGCATCTCCACTTCTCGCTCCGCCGAGATGGGAAGTACGTTGACCCGCTCCCCTACCTCGGCGCGGGCGGTGAGGCAGGCAGCGGTGAAGGTGGCTGGTGGAACCCGTTCACCAGTCTCTGGTCATCGTTGAAGGACAAGGTCCGTGAGGGCGTTGGCGACAACGCGTTCGGTGATCTGCTGTTCGAGCTGCCGAAGAAGATCATCGGCGGCGCGAAAGACTGGGTGACGGACAAGATCACGGCGCTCGGCGACTGGGCGTCGGACACGGTCGACACTGCGGGCGGGTTCGCCCGCTGGTCACCGGTCGCGACTCAGGCACTGGTCCGTGAGGGCCAGTACGGGCCGCGCCGGTTCTCGGCGCTGATGCGTCGCATGAACCAGGAGTCCGGATATGACCCCCGGGCGATCAACAACTGGGATTCCAACGCGAAGGCCGGAACCCCGTCGAAGGGTCTGATGCAGGTCATCCAGCCGACGTTCGATGCGTACCGGGACCGGTCCCTTTCGAGCGACATCTACGACCCGCTCTCCAACATCGTTGCCAGCATCCGCTACACGCTGGCGCGATATGGAGACCTCGAGCGTGGGTGGAACCGTCCAGGTGGCTACGCCCTCGGCGGGATCGTCAACGGTGGCATCTACGACACCGGTGGTGTTCTCGACTCCGGCGAGTTCGCGATGAACTTGTCCGGCAGGCCTGAGGTCGTGCTGAACCCGAGCGAGTCCCGGGCGTACATGGCCGGTCAGGCCTCGACCGGGGCGCCGGTCGGTGGGGACACGATCAACATCTACCCGGAGACCGACAAGGTGCCGGAGCTGATGACGGAACTGGCCTGGGCACAGAGGACGCAGCGGAATCGCCGCGGCCGGTACAGGGTAGGGAGGTGACGCGTGTTCTTCGAGTTCCAGGGCCTCCGCGTGGGCGGGAGGGATCTTCCGCTCATCATCGAGGAGTACGAGTCCACGCTGGGGAATCTGCGCACTGGTGATGCAGAACGACCGCTCACCGGTGGGCATCGCCCCGGCAGGGACTTTCAGGACTCGGGGGAGCTCACGTTCACCTTGATCACTGGCCCTAGCGTCCGCGGCTATTCGACCACGGTCGACACGGTCGAGGGTGCGCTCGCTGCCTGGCGTGGCACGCTGGATGCGCCTGCTGGGGTGATGTTCCCGTTGGTGGTCGAATGGGGGGATGGGCGGCGCCGGGTCTACTACGGCCGTCCGGGCCGCTCATCCTCTCCTGATTTCGATCGTTACGCCGATCAGGGCCACATGACCCTGGTCCTCCAGTTCCGGGTGCTGGATCCGTTCGTGTACGACACCATCCCGACCGGGGCGACGATCTCGGTCGTGCCCCGGTCGCTGGGCGGGATCATCGCCCCGATCGTCACGCCGGTGACGACGACGATGACCTCGGGGGTGGAGTATCGGATGCTCACCGTCGGCGGTGATGCGCCGGCGCCGCTACGCGTCACCTTCCACGGCCCGGCCCGCGACCCGCGAGTCACGGTCGGTGGCGTGGAGGTCGGGGTCGTCGGCGAGATCGCCTACGACGAGAACGTGATCGTCGATGGCCGCACCAGGTCTGTGCACCTCGATGACGCCGCGCAGACGCCGGCGGGGCACCGCCTCTCCCGCGGCTCGCGCCTGGACCTCCTTCGAGTGGAGCCGGGTGTGCACGAGGTCGCTTTCACTGCCACGGACCGCACCGGCACCGCCCGGGTCACGGTCGAGGCGACTCCCGCTTACTACCACCTCTGAGGAGGTCCATCTGATGGCAATGGAACGCGTCCCCTACCTCGTAGGTGGGGGTTTCGAGCACTCCGCTGAGGTGATGCGCGCGGCGCTCGCCGCGGCGACGTCGGGTGCGGAGGGTCTGGTGAATGCGGGGGACTTCAAGGTCACGCCGACCGCGGTGCCGGGCACGAACGTCGCGGTCGCGCCGGGCAACGCGCTGATCCGCAACTCCTACGGCGGTGGCGGTGCGCAAACGTACGCGGTGCGCGCGCCGTCGCAGACGCAGCTGCCGATCCAGGCGACCGGCTCGGCCGGTGCCCGCACGGACCTGGTCGTGGCCCGGGTCGATGACCCGACCTACGGTGGTGGGGCGTTCGACCCCGCCACGTTCGAGGCCGCGCGCTTCGAGGTGATCCGGGGCGTCCCAGCCTCGACCCGTACGGCGGCGGAGCTGGGCCTGTCCTACCCGGCGATCGCTCTCGCCAGGGTGACGCTGCCGGCGTCGACGGGCACGGTCACGGCCGGGATGATCACGGACCTGCGCGCCCTGGCGCAGCCGCGGAAGGAACGCCACCTGTACGTCCATCCGATGACGCAGGCGGACGGGATCGTGCGGATCGTGAACCGCAGGGACATCGGTGATTGGTGGCCGAACCCGGACACCATCACGGGCTGGCGCATCGATGTGCCCGAGTGGGCGCAGCGCGTGCGGATCATCGGCCAGGCCGGTGGTGTGCTGATCCGCCGCGGCTCCGCGAACGCGTGGGGC